TTGGATCTTTTGCCCCCAAAAACGGCTCAATAAGCCACTATCAAGAGGACTCCGACTAGATATGACTGAAAACCCTCAAAACGGCTTAGAACAGCCTGCTACGGCTTACCTAGGGGCGACAGAACCGCGTATTAGGTCAAAACCGGTCGATTTACCGTCCCGCGGACAAGAAATGATTGACTTTTGCGAGAAAATCATCGATCCAGTTACTGGCGAGTATTTTAAACTGCTACCTTGGCAGAAACTTTTGGCTATCGAGATGCACCGAGTCAAGCCTGATGGACGCTGGTATCACAATGAAGTCGGCGTAATCATGGCTCGCCAGAATGGTAAATCTACCTTTATGCAGCTTCGAATTCTGACTGGAATGTATCTTTGGGGCGAGCGATTACAGATCCACACCGCTCACAAGCTGACAACCTCATCTGAAATCTTTTGGAAAATTGATGAAATCATTCAAGCCAATGAACAACTTCTGACTCGGTTTGTAAAAAAGTACGAAACCAAGGGAAGTCAAGAGATCCGACTCAATGACGGCACTCGATATCTGGTCAGAGCCAATAACTCGGCTGCTCGCGGTATTGCAGCGCCTGACACAATTCATCTGGACGAAGTTCGTGAGTATAAAGACGATGAAGTTTGGGCAAGTTTGCGTTTTACTCAGATGGCTTCAAAGAATCCCATGGCGATTATGTATTCCAATGCTGGAGATCAGCACTCAGTAATCTTGTTACGAATGAGAGAGCGCGGATTGGCAGCAGCTGCTGGATCTAATGACCCGATCGGTTGGTTTGAATGGTCAGCAGAGCCAGGATGTCCAATCGATGACATGAACGGATGGCAACAAGCCAACCCAAGCCTTGGACACACAATCCATATCGATAATCTTAAATCTGCGATGTCAGATGATGAGTCTATTATTCGCACAGAACTTTTGTGCCAATGGGTGAGCCAGATCAACCCAGCCATCAATCCGTCAAGTTGGACAGAGTGCGCGTCTGAGGTTACGCTCGCTTTGGATCGGGAGCAACCAACTTGGATGGCGATTGATCTATCACCAGATCGAAAAGCAGCTGCGTTAGTTGCAGCGCAACGACTTGTTGGGGACAAGTTTTGCGTTGTATTACTGGAGACATATTCAAATCCAGTTTCGATTGACGATAAAGACCTTGCGAACAGTATCGCTGTCTGGACAAAGCGGTACAGCGTGGAGACGGTCGCTTATAGTCGTCAAACGGCTGGCGCAGTTGCTTCTCGGTTGATTCCGGCAGGTATTCCAACGACTGCCATCGATGGAGCCATTTACGGGCAAGCCTGCGACGAAATGTTGTCGGCTATTACCTCCCAGCGCCTAGTTCATGGCGATCAGGCAGAATTAAATAAGCAAGTGCTATCGGCTGTTAAATTGCCTTTCAAAGATGGAGGCTGGTATCTGGGACGCAAAGCCTCAGCTGCGACAATCTGCGCGACTGTTGGAATGGCAATGGTGTCTCACTTTGCGACACGACCTGATTCAGAAGTTGACATCGTGTTGGGTTGATTATGCTATAATTTTGTGCTAATGGCACTTAAAGATTTGTTTGCTAAGGCTCCTCAACCGGTAGGACTTACGGTAGACGCAGCTGCGACTCCAGCACCTTTCAACAACTCGGTGCAAAACTTTTTCTATCCTTTAGCAACTGCAAACCGCCAGCAGGCGATGGCAGTTCCCACAATCGCAAGAGCGCGCAATATCATATGCTCGACTGTTGCATCTTTGCCACTAGAGCAAAGAATCAAATCTTCCGGGGTACGAGTCGAACCCAATCGCGTAATTAACCAACCAGATTCACGCGTTCCCGGATCATCTATCTATTCATACATCGCTGAGGATTTACTATTTCACGGCGTGGCGTATGGACAAGTTATGTCTATGTATGCCGATGGTCGTATTCAAGAATGGACACGCGTATCACCTGATCGCGTCGCACAAACATTAAATGCTAACTCAACAGAGATTATTGGTTATCAAGTTGATGGATCATTTGTTCCCAATATGGGCGTTGGATCTCTTGTTGTATTTAATGGACTCGATGAAGGATTCTTATCGCGCGCAGGTCGCACAATTCGCGCGGCTGTTGCATTAGAAAACGCATCAGAAGCATTTGCTAAAGAGCCAGTACCAATGATGGTTCTAAAGTCAAACGGAACAAATCTTACAAGCGAGCGTATCGGCAAACTGCTAGAAGCCTGGCGCGTAGCCCGCACAACTCGGAGTACAGCATTTCTAAATGCCGATGTTGAATTGCAGGCTATGGGAATTGATCCAAACAAACTGCAACTTAACGAAGCACGTCAGTACGTTGCTTTAGAGTTATGTAGAGCTGCTGGATTGCCTGCGTATTTCGCATCTGCTGAAACTACGTCAATGACTTACTCAAATGCAATCTCAGAGCGTCGTTCACTAGTAGATTTCTCATTGCGGCCAATCTTGACATCAATCGAACAGCGTTTATCAATGCCTGATTTCGTTGGTCAAGGTAATGAAGTGCGCTATGCACTTGATGATTTCTTGCGTGGCAATCCTTTGGAGCGCGCGCAGGTTTACGAAATCCTAAACAGAATTGGCGCTATGAGCGTTGATGAAATCAGACAACAGGAGGACTTGTTATCATGAAAATAACAATGCCAGTATCATTAACAGCATCTGATGTTGAATCACGCATCATCGCTGGTCGAATTGTGCAATGGGACGCAGAAGGTAACACCTCAGCCGGTCGCACAAAGTTTCTTCCTAACTCAATCGAGTTTGGTAAGAATACAAAATTGGTTTTAGAACATAACCGCACTAAGCCACTAGGCAAGTTGATGGAATGGTCACAGGATGACACAGGAATTACTGCATCATTTAAGATCGCTAAAACAACTGCTGGCAATGACGCACTAGAGGAAGCAGCAACAGGCTTGCGCTCCGATTTTAGCGTTGGTGTTGAAGTAGATGCATGGGAAAACAAAGAGGGCGTAATGGCTATCAGCGCATCTAAATTAATTGAAGTTTCACTTGTAACCGATGGAGCAATCCCAGGTTCAGAAGTGGAAAAGGTAGCAGCAGCCGAAGCACAAGGTCAGGCTGCAAGCGAATCAACCCCGGAACCTCAGATCGAGGAACCTAAGACAGAAGGAGATGACCTAGTGTCAGAAACCGTTTCAGAGGCAGTATCAACCGAGACGGTTGAAGCTGCAAAGGTCGAAGTAAAGGCTGCAACAGCACCTGTACTTAATTCACAGCGCGTACGTACACCAATCGTAGATGCTGCTTCATACTTGGAGCACTCAGTTCGCGCATCACTTGGCGATGAGACATCAAAGTTGTACATCACAGCTGCATCAGATGGAACATCAACAGAGTGGGCTGGACTTGTTCCAACTCCACAACTTTCAGAAGTTATTAACGGCAAGGGTTCAATCGCTCGTCCAACAATTCAGAGCGTATCAACTGCTGCACTTCCGCCTGCTGGGCTTACATTCGAAATTCCGCGTGTAAAAACCATGCCTACCGTTACAAAGTCAGTTGCTGAAAAGGGCGCATTTGGAGATACTCAGGGCGAAATTGAGTACCTAAGCGTTTCTGTCAAAAAAGCAGCCGGCATGCAAAAATTTGACGTTGAGGTTCTTGACCGCACGTCGCCTGCGTTCTTCAACGAATTGGTTTCTTTGATGGCTGAAGCTTATGCAGCAGCTACAGATGAAGCAATGTACGATGCGTTGATCAACAATGGAACACTTGATGCAACAACAATTACACAGCCTTGGGATGGCGATGAGTTAGCAGGATTCGTTTCTCGCGCAGCTGCATCTATCTACAAGAGCACAAAGCGTTACCCAACAGGTATCGTTATGTCTCCTGATCAATGGGGCAAGTTTGTGGGTCTAACCGATTCAAACAAGCGCAATCTATTCAACGTTGCTGGATCACCATCTAACCCAACAGGCGCACTAACACCAACTGACGCAGTTGGCAACATCTATGGACTTCCAGTTTATGTAACACCTAACTCAGGTCTAACAGATGGAGATTCATCAGTAATCGTTGTAAACCGCGATTCATACACATTCTACGAATCAGCAGCACCTCTACAACTTCGCACAAACATTGTTGCGACTGGACAGGTTGAAGTTGGTTACTACGGTTACTACGCAATCGCTCCTAAGTTGGGCGCAGGCGCTTTCCGTTTCAATAACGCTTAATAGCGACACTTAATCATGCCGGGGGGGTTGCTCCCGATCTCCCCGGCAGCAGTTTAGAGAGGATGAAATGCCAACAATTATTACAGCGTCAGAGTTGCGATCAGTGCTTGGCGTTTCATCCGCTTTATACAGCGACAGTTATCTAAATGAAATAATTGATACAAGCGAGGCTGTAATTTTGCCTTTGCTTGTTACATATGCTTCACCCATAG